TTAAAATGTAAAGAAGAAGAAAGTTCAAAAGAATGTAGTGAATTGAATAATAATTTTGACAAATTATGTAGTAAAAAAGGTACTGATTGTGACTTAATGTATAATATTCTTTTAGAATGCTGTTATGCCAACGTATGGAATCATTCAAATAAACAATGTAAAATTCTGAATAGTATTGTAAAGAATGAATGTGATTAACTTTCTAATTTTGGAACAGCAGAAGCGGATGTAGCTTTTTTTACGGATTTTTTAGTATTTGGAACAGATGCGGCGGCGGCGGCTGCCGACTCGGCCTTTGAAACGGATTCATTTGGCATCACATCGGTCTCTGTTTCTTCTAATTCAATATCAGCCTGTTCTTTTAGTTCATTTTCTTTTTCCTTTTCTTGTTCAATAATATCTTGAATATTAACACGGTCTTCTTGTAGATTTAATTTTTTCATTACAAAGGAAGATTGTTTAAAGAATTCACAGTGAGATTTCATAACTTCTGTAAGCTTCCAGTAATTCATCATGAAAGCATGACAGCCATATGTCCATGCAACTTCGGGATTAGTATTATCTTCATATTCTTCTGGAATTACAATAGTATAAATATTTTGATTTGAAAATGCAAAAGATTTAGGATTGACTGGTGAACTAACTTCTTTAGATGTTAATATTCTGGCATTATTTGAAGTATGTAAATTGACTAATTCATCCAGAAGTGTATGACTACATTCTCCGGTAACAATAAGAATAATTTTGTTTAATAATGTACAAACAGGTTCTCTTGCAATAGATTTTTTAGAATGATAAGAGTATCTTGGTGGAAGGATATGATCTCCATGTATAGAATCAACAAATGTATTGGCAATTTTATCCATAACTCCAACATTATTAGTTTTAATATTGAGATGAATTAGTAATGGGTCGCCATATTTATCTACAAAACCATAACTGGAGATTATTTCAAATACGTCTTCCATCAATAGATAATTGAGAGATGTTAGGCCTCTATATTCTGAACGTACAACTGGTATTATTTCATTATTTAAAATTTCTGGATAAATATCAAAATCCAAAAATCTGGCTCCGGCCTGTAGAACCGTTTTTAACATTTCTGTACTAACATAATTACCAGAAGAATAGGGTGCTACACAACTCTGATGACTGGAAGCAACATAAAAATCAACTAACTTAGCACCGTTTCTTTGGTCACATGCTGCGGCGGCAGATGTAACACACCCTTCAATTTCTCGACATTCTGTATTTTTTGTAGTATAATAATCGCCAGTATGATATGTAATACATTTTGAAATGGGTTGTACTCCAATCATCAATTCATTATAGAGAACTTGTAAAGATTTAATGGAATTATTCTCATTTAGTTCAAAATTAATATTTTTATTAATGGATGCGCATTTGAAAAAAAAGTGAACACCAAAACCAATTGTTATAGCACATACTATAAGTGTAATTAATACTGAAATAGGTTTATCACCACTTCCAAGAAGTGTTAAATATAAACCGAGAAATATCAAAGATGAAATAGAACCCATAAAAATAAGTCCATTATTCATAATTTGATTTGGTTGATTGAAACATGCCGTCGCTGATGGAGAATATTTAGTCATTTTGTATAAGGCAAATACATATAAAACAATAGAAGTAACAATAAGAGTATACTTCTCAATATTTCCAAGACTAATTGATTTTATTTTGTTTCGTATATTTTGTGTGTTAGAAATATTTTGTATACTTTCTGGCATTACCATATTCGCTACGTTATTTGTAGTTTCCATTCCTTAACAATTTATTAGATTTAAAAATGTACATACACACAAAAATGATTACTAGTTACTTAAAAATTTTGTATTAAGAAAAAACTTTCAAAATGGTATCAAATGGAAAAATTCCAAGAAAAACAGAAATAAATACATTAAAAAAAAGTGATGCAAAAGAAAAATTAAAATCTTTAAATTTAGATTCAGAAGGTTCGCGACCAGAATTACATGAACGTTTGATAAAATATTATTATGGTTCATATACGGCTCTTCCAAAAAATGTAACCCCAAAATCTTCAAAATCTTCTAAGAAAAATGTGCCGTGTAAAAGTTCGATTCGATTAATGAAAAAAGGTGATATAATTTCTATTCTGGATGAATTGAAATTACCAACAGACGGTGGTAAAGATTGTTTAGTTGACAGACTGGATTCATTTTATAGACCGCGTCCCCAGGCCAGTGCTGCCAGTGCTCTAAAAGAGAAACTAAAAGGGAACTTAACTAAGAATGCGATTAGAAACATGAGTAAAGATATTCTAAAAGAGAATTTAAAAAAATTGGGATTATCAACAAATGGTGCTATTATTGAAATGTCAAAGCGTTTAGAGGAATATTATCATCCGCCAATTGCTTCAAATATATCTACAAAATCAAATTTACCTACCTGTAGTATAAAAAAAGAACTTTCAACGAATGAATCAAGTTCGGAAGTACAAATAATACTATATAATGGAAGAAAGATAGGGATTCTGGCGTCTAACCTACAAGTATTAGAGTCTGATGTAGATGACACTTGGATAAAAACAGATCTATATTGGGATTTAGAATCATGGTGTCCATATTAATTTTGAAAAAAAATTCGGTTTTTATTGCTTAAGTTTTACCTATGCTTAATATATCTATGAGTCATCTATCTCAATTTAATTCGGCTGTTCATGGATTAGTTGGAGATTTTAAAAAAATGAAATATTTAGAGAAAGATGTATTAAAATTAGAGACATACATAGAAATAACACATATTAATGCACGTTCAATAATAACACAGTTTCAAACACACGTATTGAAGGATATATTTGTTTCGAATATACTGTCAAATAATACTGATTTTTTTATGAAATATGATGCGACAGAAATAATAGCAAAAGAGGCAAAAAATGTAAATGAGATAAACTATGCACACTCCTTAATAAAAAGAATACAAGAATTAGTAAACACAATGCGTGAGAATAAGTCTTATGATAATATTAATGCAACTTTTAATTGGATAAAGGTTTTATGTTATCATGCATATTTAGATTTAGGTATTGATGCTTCTGAAAAATTTGCACAATTACAAAGACAAGGAGCTATATCTTCTGTATAAGATAAAATGATAAATAGATGGATTCAAAGTCAAAAATCGAGTTCCATATTTCTTGCAGAATTAGATTTTAATGTTAAAGATAGATATTTATCAACGGCAATTTCTCCAATTTTAATTAATTCTTTTTTTTGTTTTTCAGAAATATAAAAATCATAAGAGCCTATATCATTTGGATATATAATATCAATTGTATCTGTGTCGCCTCCTTCTATAATTCTCCCATGTTTTTCTTGGGCTGCGTAAAATATAATATTTATGATAGCCCTTATATATTGGATAATATTAGTTGGTTTCGCGGCTGCGTCGGCCACGGATTCGCGGGCACTTACAAGATTACATGCTAATGCTGGAATATTTGGGAAAGCATCTGCGGGTAGATTAGCATTAAGAGCACCATCAACAAACATTTTATCTTCCCAGTAAACTGGTTGAAAAAAAAGGGGAATTGTGGAAGATGCCCGACAGGCTACGCTAACTGGTATATTTGGATGATTATGTCTATCTATCATTTCATATTTTCTATTAATAACATTACACACACCAACTCTTAATTCATTGCCAGTAAGTTCATATAATTGTTGCATAGTACATTTTTCTATTCCATATTTTGATATAAATAAATCTTCAAGATAGGTTTCAATGTTTTTACCACTATAATAGCCATAATTTTTAATTAGACTAAAAATTCTGCGAATAATACCAGGTTTCCCATCCAGAAAATTCTCTAAAGGCATATTAGTAATAGCACCTATTAATTCATTACCTGTAAATCCAAATGCTAAAAGAGATGCAGCATGTGCCCCAACAGACGTGCCTGCGAATTTGTTAATATTGCTGAGTAATCCTTTTTCTTCAAGTCTTTTAGCAACTCCTGCATAAACAATTCCAAGTGTACCACCTCCTTCAAATAATATAACTTGTGGTTTTTTTCCTTTATATGTACATTTTATATTGGGTTGTAGTGTTATTGCTATAGCAAAAAAGCTCTCACTAAAGAAAAAAAGTTTAAGAAATATCTTAAAGTTAAAAATCATAATAATATTTTGATAACTTTACTTTAAATAGAATGAAATTATTAAAAGAAATTCCGAAGGAAGTTATTATAAATGTATTAGAGCCGTATACTCGAAAATGTCAACCAAGAGAATTATGTGAAGATATTATTAATTACAACACTACATTGAATATAATATTTAAAACATATTATGATAATTTATATAGTGATTATGGGAGTTATGTCTTAAATAGTGGTGTAGTAGAAAAAGTAAAAATAAAAATAAGTTGTTTAGTGTGGTATTTTATAGAATTAGATATGCTTACTTTTATGCTTTCACATAATTTGTTACCAAATATATCATCAATTATTAATGATGCATATTCAAGAGTTCTAGTACAAACTATACAAGATGAATATGATGATTATTGGTTGTTAGATATTCTGAAGGTATATAAGATAACAAAAAAACGAGTATGTTTGATGTGGGGTAAATTAGATAGTACTGAACGGTTGAATTTTATAAAATATTGCTTTATTTAAGTTTATATTTTTCCTCTATATGTACCATCCACTTTTTTTTTCAACTTAGCAATTGCTTGTCCAGGATTAAGACCTTTAGGACATGTATCTGAACAATTCATAATTGTTTTACATCTAAACAATTTCATTGCATCATTCATTTGTTCTATTCTTTCTTTAGTATTGTTATCACGAGAGTCTTCTATCCAACGGTATGCTTGCATTAAAACGGCTGGTCCAAGATATCCGTCATTTGAACTCCACCAATATGATGGACAACTCGTTGAACAACATGCGCAAAGTATACACTCATACATTCCATCAAGCTTTCTTCGTTGTTCTATAGATTGTAAATTTTCAGTAACACCTATTTCTTTATTACTATGTAACCACGGCTTTATTTCTTTGTACTGCCTATAAAATGTATTCATATCTGGTATTAAATCCCTTAATATTGGCATATGTGGTAATGGAAATACACTATTTATTTCTTCTATTGGAGTTAAACAAGCTAATCTATTCTTTCCATTTATATTCATAGCACAACTACCACAAATACCTTCACGACAAGAGCGACGGAATGATAAGCTTCTATCTATATTTTCTTTTATATAAATCAAAGCATC